CGACCGTGATATTGTTCAGTTTGCCACATGGTACGCCCAATTGTCCCGTTAAATTATACTTAAAAGTCTTGTGCTTCCACTCGTCCGTTGGGTTTTTGCTGTTCTCGATTAAATGAAAAGTTTTAAACATCTTATTGTTATAATACATATATATATTACTAAATGTTTAAACCCTTTTAATAAAACGCACATCCCTTAAAAGGATTATTTTCTTTATATACCCCAAAGATCTGATAAAAAATGCCACCAACTTTTTTATTGTCAGTGGCATTTTTTATTTTTATGATTTTATGTTATGTGTCTATTTGTTGTCCATGATGTTATAAGACGTGTAGATTGTGCCTAAACTGGTGCCTCGTTGTTTCGAAAGCCTCTCAATCTGGTCGAACTGCTGCGAATCTAGTAGGTGTTTAATGTAGATTTTTGCGATGCGTCCTTCGCCATATTTGAAAAGGCTGTTTTTCGTCGCCAGTACATTCATATAATTGACAGTCGCTTTTTGTCCGTCCCGTGTTGCAAACATGTAGTCGTTATTTTTCAATGACAGGCTTTTGATTTCGTCGTAAAGCCTTTGGTCTTTGATTTCGAAATATTTGTCACCGTAAGTGTCTGCGGTCTTGTAGTCAACGATATACATTTTGATAAGTGGCTTTTTCAATTTTGGATTAAAGACCATGGTGTTTTCGGTCGGGTCTTGCTTGGGAGTCTTGTGAACGATTTTCACATTTATGTCTTTGTTACGGACTGCGTGTTTTGCATACATGTGATTCATGTAATAATCCAGCCCCGTCTTGGTGTCTAATTCTTTTAGCAGTTCTTCATAACTGACTAAGGATTCGACATTGTCTTTTGCCTTCTGTTTGCGGTGGATAACGATTTCCTTTTTGAGGTCTGCCCGCATGTCTTCCAACAAAGATGTCGGCATTTTAAAATGTCGCCTAAGCCTGATGACAACAAAGATTTTATTACTGCGTGTGTTTGGGTTTTCGATTTGACTGAACCATGATTTCAAATTGTCCTCCGTGTCATCGAGTTTAATCTCCTTTGACAGTTTGTTCAATTTCACGGTATAGTCTTTCTTGGTGGTGGCACCGATGTCGAGTTCATCCAAAAAGGTTTTAACGAGTTCTGCGTTATTCTCCATTGTTATATATATAATATACTATATATTTATCTTTAAACCCTTTTAACGCATTGCGGTCATAGGTCTAGTCTCTCGCTAATATATTCATTCACTTTGTCGTTATTGACAATTCCCTTATCCCAAACCCATTTTAAGTAATCGTCATCAATGTCCTTATAAAATTTCCCCTTGTGCATGCCAAACAATACCTTCCACTTTCCAACATATTCATATGTCTTTTCATCATTTGTTTCCGTGTTGTCAATCGTCATTATATATTATACAAATCTATATTAATCTTTAACCCCTTTTACTGCGTTTAAATGCGGTTGGAGTCATAATTTAATTCAACGTCATCGTCATCGTCCGAAAACACGTTCGCAGTCATATCGAAATCGTCCAAAAAAGACATGTCCACGTCATCCGAATCTGTCACGCTGAACGGTGCATTAGATTCAAAATCACTAAAGGATATACTTTCAAAACTAGGTGGGATAAAATCAACCATGTCCATGTTCATAAGAAACCTTTGATGTTTCTTTGATGCATAATGTTGGTTGGCATGGTCGCTGTCTGTTTTCCCACCACATTCGCATGTCCACCGCTTCATGGTCGCATGCCTCTTTATTTTAAACTCTGGGTTTTTCTTATACATTGCTTGATATGCTTTCTGGTATTGTGCTTTATCCATTTTATTATAATATGTATATATATTCTTAAGCCCTTTTATCTTTGATGTTAAACCGTTTCAAATACGATTTCAAATTCTTTTCAACGTCCCGACTTTTCCCCCACGTCACGTAGTATGACAGATACCCCGCCTTTAGTTTGTCTCCTCGCAAGTCCACGGCATGGCGTTTCAAATAATTAGATCGGACAGACTTATCCGCACCGTCGATATATGTATTTGCACCAAGTAATCCAAAATGGGTTGTCCGCCGTGGGTTGTCGAACACTGCAACAAACCTTTTTTTATCTCGTGTTGATTTACCAAAATAAATTAACGATGTCATTGTAATTGTTTAGATATTTTTATAAACAACTCCACACCACAGCAATCAATAACAAGGCGACGCAATAAAGCCATGTCATATATATATCATGTTTAGATATTTATGCGGGTGTTTTGTCATATTCGTCGAGTGGCCCCAGAAAAGTCGCAATAAACATAAAGTCGGATAAATCAAAGTCGGTAGATGATATAATACTTGTATAATCTAGCGTCGTAAAATAATTCACATAAGTATCAAATCGGATGCTATCGGTTGTATTGAGGTATATTTTATTATGCCAAACAATACCACCTACCCGCCCCATATTGTGACGAATATAAGAACTTTGGTCACCCCCGTCTATGGCTGTAGTGTTGTTTAATACCGCCCGGACGATAGGGTTTACCCGATTACTGTTACCCGCTTGGGCGGACGTATATTTACAAGTCATTTTGATCTCCCACAGCCCCGGAAGCCCCCCGAGTGTGAAATTTGTGGCGGTGTTGGTTGCGTCTATGTAGGGGTTCCATGAAATAATCTCAGAGTCTTGCCCATAGGATGTTGTTTTTACGCCAGACCGCAAAATTGACAGCGTCACGCCGTTCCCATATTTCCCACTATTGAAACCGGTACCCGAAGCCGTATCTATCGTCCTAATTAAGTCAGTGGTGCCTATTTTGATTGTATAATTTAGGGGTTGTACAAATATACCACCGCCATATTGTATCGGCTGTTGTACTGTTATTTTAGCGGCGGCATTTGTAGATTCCAAACTACCAAAGTCTATGTCGCCACATGTAAAAGTTCCGTTAACTGTCATGTTGTTTGTAACATCCAATGTACCCGCCGTTACCGCAGTGGTGTCTATGTTTGGAACTGATAGCAATGTCGTGGACGGATTAAATGTAAACTGATTATGCTGTTTTATCGTCTTATCCGTTGCGTCCACATCACTAACCACAACCCTCATATCTCGGTTTTCGGATGCCAATGCGGGCTTATATTCAATAGTACAATCTCCATCACATCTAAACGGGGTATATATAGTAGATAGGCTATTTGTTATTAACAGACTGGGCGAAGAACCGATTCTAAAAAGATGCCCATTTGCTTGGTCGTATCTTAAATAAATTTGGGCGTCGCTGTGGGTGGCGTGTTGGATAGAAGCATTGCCCACTGTCGTATTTGAAATTAAAAAAACTGGGCTACGAGAATGTACAGACCCTTGTAAACGGTTGGCGAACATCACATCGCCGTCTGGATTGTAGTAGCATCCATTTCCCGAGATTCTCCCCGTCAAGGTACTGCCTTCAAGAAATAAAAGCCGACAGTTGGTATCTTGTGGCGTTACTATGGCATTGACTGCTGTAATGGTGGTATCGCCCGTTATCTCCATGTCAGTCAAAACCGTGAAATCTGTATTAGTTAGCGTTGTTTTTACAACGCCGTTCACTCTGTTGCGGATAGACCCAGTTGACACCGTGTTGAAGTCCACGTCAACGGCGGATAGTTGAATTTGAAATGAACCGACGATGCCATTGGTTCTTGCCACCTCGTTGACTAATTGAACAACGGGGTCTAATGTGGATGACCTCCTAAAAATTACCCTCCCGATATCCTGAGAGTAAATTATACCTTTATCACCCGCCGCCGTGGCGGATGCCTCTATGAACCTTAAATTCTTAGAACTGGTGATGGTGCATTCGTCTCCAAACGTCGCAGTCCCATTGCATATAAAATCCCCCGTCATGGTGGCATCCGTTAGGGATATATTTGGGACATGTAGCGTGTTGTTTGTAGTGTCATAATATAAATTTTGAAAATCGACAGCGACATCCCGACTACCGCTAGGGGCATTTATGTGGTATACTATAAGCGGATATTGCTCCCCGTATGTTGCACCGCTTTGAACGGGGTTTATGTTGTTCACATATAGGCGACCGTCCAAAAATGTATCTCGACCCACTGTCAAATCATGTAAAATATCGACATTAACAGTATTCAATTTACTGGCCGACGGAGTATACGTAAAAGTACTTGAAACACTATCGATGGCTAAATTATCCGTATTGTCATCAAAAAACATGACTTGATAATCCACATTATCCGAACGAGTCACGGGGACGATTTGTAAATTTGGTATAGTTGCGGATATATTTGGGACATGTAGCGTGTCCGTTGTAGTGTCATAATAAAAATTCGTAAAATCATATGTAACAGACCGATTGCCATCCCCGCTTGTAATGTCCCACAATAAAACCGCATAGGATGTATTGGCCACGACGGGGTCAAGGGCATCCACGTGCAAACTACTACCCAGAAATGTCCCCGACTCGACGGTCAGACTGCTTTCTAAAGTTGTGTCGCCTGCTATTTCAACATCTGTTGCTATTCTTGTTTCGCCTACTGCTATTCGCATCCATTCCGTGACACCGCTGAAAAAATAAAACCCTTCTATGTTTGTCGTGTCCTCTATTTTGAAATTAAAACCATCTTCTATAAAAAACTTAACTTGAGAGTCTGTACCTGTTACAATTTCTTTTGTTATTGCCAATACATCACATATGACTTTGTCAGTAACTTTGCATTCCTGCAACGTTAAACGGTTGGTGCTTGGGTTATATTGTATATTACTTACTATACTATCGACGGCTAAATTATCCGTATTTTCATCATAAAACACGAGTGGGTACTGCACATTATTCGAACGCGTCACGGGGACGATATTGAAGTCTGTCACGCTTATTTTAGGAGTGTATAAGGTGTCCGTGGAAGTATCATAATATAGTTTACTCGTGTCAGCCATGGCAGCCCGATTAAATACGGTGTTTGTTGAATCCCATAGCATTATCGAATAAGTTACATTGGGTTGGGCAACTCCTAAAGAGTTCATATATAAACTGCCCGACAAAAACACAGACCCCGATACTTGTAAATCTTGCGTCACTCTACATTTTACTAGCGACAATTGGTTATCGCCTGGATTGTAAGAAATATTGGCGGCTACAGTGTCGACGGCTAAATTGCTGGTGCCATAGTCATAAAACACAATGGGATATCCCCCATTGTTGGAACGAGTCACGGGGACGACATTGAGGTTTGTGACGCTTATGTTGGGACTGTATAAGGTGTCCGTTGTAGTGTCATAATAAAGTTTTGTGTTATCCTGTGATATATCTTTCGTTGTTGAATTCCATAAAACTAAGGGATGTACGCTATTGCTTGCCACGGACGCAAGTGCTTGGATGCGAAGGGAATCGATAGAACCAACCAAAGTAATATTACCATTCACAGTTATGTCCCCGACTGTCATAGTAGCCGCTAAGATGTCTGGACTTTTCAAAGTGCCTGAAGTAGTGTTGAAAACCAGACTGGAGAATTTATAAACCAAGTTATTATAAGGGTCTTTGAATAAAATCTCATATTCGGGAAGTAATGTCACGGGGGCATCTACAATCCCAGTTAGACGAACCACACCTGATACAATAAGGTTGCTTATAGAAACGTTATTTATCGAATAGTTGGTCGCAATTATGTCCGTGAAAGTGCCAGTAGTAGCCGTCACAGAATTCGCATCAATGTCGAGTAAATTTATTGTAACACTTGAACCGCTCAAACCACGTAAATTTTTACTCATTTTATATATAATATATAATATATATTAAAATGGTATCAACCGAGAAGGCACGAGTTTATAAGTCTGTATTAGACATGACCAACACTATGGACATACCCCCGTCCATATACGAAACATACCACGGTAGCACTTTAGAATATTGGAAGCGTCAATGGTTTTTAATACGTCAACGAAAGGTACATGGTTGTATTATCCGTAAGCAAATATTCAATAAACATAAGTTATGTTATTACATGATTATGCACATATCAAAATTTTGCATCAATCAAAACTAACCGTGAGTTTTTTCTTTAGTTCTTCTTCTAAGTCTTCTTTCCTCTCATAGTGATTTTTGCCGTTGCTGTCCTTCTTAGTGTTGGTACCGTCGCAATGTGCCAATATCTCCAGCACATCTTCCCCGAAACCGCCAAACCGTTTACGGTACCAATTGATATCACGCCCTGTACTGTAGTCCAAAGCGTCCCAATTTGTTTTATCAACGGCATCCGTGTTGTCATTTGTCCCAAACATACCCAACATAGAGGCGGGTACGGCGTTCCATTTCTCGGGATTCTCTTCAAAATCATCTTCGATTAGTTGCTTTTGTTGTGGTTCTTTGGTACATGCTTCCTTGGTTGCCATTGTATATATATTCTATAGGTTTTATTTTAAATATCTAAATTTAATAAAAACTCCACCGCTGGAAAAAAATATAATTTAAAAACCTATAGAATGTTATAAACAATGGAATCCCCCGACGTAGAACCAAACACCGTAGAAAATGAAGACACCAACGAACCAGAACCCGAACCCGAATCAATCCAAAAACCCGCCCGTAAGGGTCGCCCGCCATTGAGTCAGGCACAAAAAGAAGCACTTGCCCGAGGCAGAGAGAAATCACGGAAAAATATGGCTTTGGCGATGGCTAAATCCAAACTTGAAAGGCTTGAAGGTGAGGCGGAACAAACATACAAGACCAAGAAGAAGCCTAAAAAAAAGGTAGTCGTTGTTGAATCAGACAGCAGTGACAGCAGTGAGGACGAGATCGTGTATGTCAGTAAAAAGAAAAAGAAGAAGGCAAAACCAAAACCAAAGCGGAAACCAAAAAAGGTATATGTTAGCAGTAGTAGCGAGAGCGAGAGCGACAGCGACAGCGACACACCGCCACCAAGACCACCCACACCACAACCACCACAACAAGCATATCGCCCTACTCTCATATTTAAATGAATCAATAAAATATTATGAATATATATATATATAAGATGTATAAAACAATACCAAACGACAACATAAATTATGGAGCCGTCCCGATGGATACAGACCACACCTTATGCAAAAACATATGTGAGCCGTTAGACATAATCGTCAACGGGAGCCTTATATTAATCGTTGGGAGTTCTGGGAGTGGGAAAACGTCGCTTATGACAAATCTAATAAGCAAGGCGGGGTCAATCAACGGATATAAGCAAAGTTTCCGTAAGTGTTTTCATAAAGTTATTTTAACCTCGCCCAGTCTGGCGACTCTTAAGCAGGACGTTTTCAAAATTCCAAAATCACAAAAATATGATGACTTTCATGAGTGCATGGAAGACCTTGACGGGCATTTAGATGCCTCCATGATGGAAGGAGAACAAGACGGCGAAACCAAATTCAACCTTTTGATTTTAGATGATGTAGCCGCCGCCCTACGCCAAAACAGGCATAACGAGACCCTACTCACGAAGACTTTACAGAACAGACGGCATAAAAATTTAACATGCATCATATTAGTCCAATCATACCGCCAACTACCAACACAGATAAGAAACAACGCCAATGTCATTTTTTTGTTTAGACCGAAAACCATGCAAGAACAGGAAGCCATATGCGGGGAACTGTTGCCGATACATAAAAGAAATTCTTTAGACTTGTTCAACTTTATATTTAATGGAAGATACAACCACTTGATGATAGACCAAACATTGAAGAAGTCGTCGTCATATCGCTTTTTCAAAAACTTTGAAGAAATTATTTTAGATTAAAATATATAATGATTATATATAATGTCAAAAACGGAACAAGACAAAAAGCCTTTAACCAAAAGGACGAAGAAAAAGAAGACCAAAAAAGACAAGAAAAAGAAGAAGACGAAGGATAAATCCAAAATCCCAAAAGGCATCACTATCAATATCAATGTCGGTAAATCAGGAGCAGACCCAAAGCCTAAACTGCCAAAAGCCGCCAAAGGGTTTGTCGGACGTGCGACCAGTATGAGGGGGCAACGGGGCAAAGGCAATTTATCTAACAACTCCCGACAGGCTGAAATGAATACCAATATAATGCAAAATGTAAGCGGGATACGTTCTAGTGCAATGCAACAGGGGCTAGACTTGAAAGACCTTACGGGTAATTTTGACGTATTAAGGCGACGGGTGGACGGATTGGGGACGCAAGTATTGAATGTACAAAACCAGCAAACAGCGGGAGGCATTAGGGACACTGCATTCCAAGAGGGCGTTAACCTAGCCATAAAGGAAAATGCGGAACGACAACAAAAAGCCTTAGACATTATGCAGGGGAATATAAGAACAGAGGTTAAGGACACACGAGAATCTACCCGCCTAGGATTACAGGATGCCCGCAAAGCACTGGACGCTGTGGCACAATCACAACTAGAATATCGCCAAGAAGTACAACAAGGGATGCAGAATACTGCCGACCGACAACAACAAGCCCTAGACATGATGAGAGAGTCCTTAACCCAAGGAATTACACGTGACTTAGATATCGTGCGGGGTTCAATAAACGAGGGATTAACGCAAAATGAAGACACCCAAAGGGCGTTAGTAAAGGTAGTTGAAGGCGTGACGGCGGTGAGCCGACAACAAGACGAACAAGCGAGACAAGCCGATGAGACACAGGAATCCATGGCAATGCTATCAAAGGGGCTTACGAACTTTGCACAAGGACAATATGAACAAGGCAATAGCGTGCTTAAACTACAAACAGATATAACCCGTGGGGGCAAT